AACATTAGAAATTACTGCTGATGAAATCGTTACAACAGCTATGGGTGATACATTTCAATCCAGAACTGGTGGATTAAAAGACGGAACACTATCAATAGAGTTTCAACAAGATTTCGCAAGTAGTGAAGTGGACGCAACATTATTTCCATTGTTAGGTTCAACAACAGCTTTTGTTGTGAAACCAACAAGTGGATCAGTAAGTGCAACTAACCCAAGTTTTTCTGGTAATGTGTTAGTAAATTCACATAGTCCAGTAGCAAACGGTGTTGGTGAACTTGCAACTATGTCTGTATCATTTCCAACAAGTGGAACAATTACTAGGGCAACTTCTTAGTAAATACACCATTTATAAATCAGAAAGGTTAAAATAACATTATGAACTCAGGTTACATAATAAAATATCAAGACGGTAAAGAAATTGAAGCTGATATTAGACCGATTGATTTAGTTGGTTTTGAACGACAGTTTAACGTTGGTTTTGGCGTACTAGCCGATCCAAAAGAAGCACGTTATGAACACGCTGCATATTTGGCTTGGCTAGGTGCTAAACGCAAAGGGGAAACAAGCACTTTTGATGACTTTTTACAAAAAGTAGATACTATTAAGGAATTTCAAAGTGATACCCCAAAAGCGAAGTAATAGATCTTATTGCAACAATTAGTGTAAATACAGGTCTAAGTCCCAACGATTTACTAAATACAGATATAGAAATAATAACTGCTATTGCTAATGTATTAACAAGAAAATATGGCCAAAATTGAACAAATGGGCAGGGGTAGAACTTCTGCAATTACTGGTGCTGTTGGCGTTAGTGGTTTAAATGAATTATTACGTGATTTTAAAAAGCTAGATAAAGAAATAAACAAAACAATACGTAGAGTAAATAAAGATATAGCAGAAGAAGTTTCAAATGACGCAATAAAACTTGGTAAACAACAAAATGTTCAAGGCAGACCAGTACACCGTAGGGATCGTGCAGTGAAAGCAATCAAAGGTCGTGCAAGACAAAATCAAGCAAGTATAGAGTTGCAAGGTCATAGAAATGACGCAATTCTATCATTAGAATTTGGTCGTATTTATCAACCTGTACCAGTAAACACAAATAAAGGGCAACGTTTTAGATACTATACACAAGATAATTTGGGTAAGTTACCTAGATCAAGACCGGGTGCAGGACGTTTATATAGACGTTTTGTAGGCGATAAAGCATTTCAAACAGGTTTCGGTGGTTATGTAGTTGGTAAAACAATTAGGAACGCATTACCACAAATACAAGATGAATATTTAGATAAAGTTTTTAAAGCCATTAAAACAACAACACAAATGAACAAAGTGGTAGATATACCAATAAGAATATCAACAAGTGGTAGAACAGGTTTAGTAGGGAAAGCAGCGTAATGGCAGAAAAAAGATTAAGGTATGCGTTTATTGGGGACGCTGATAGCTTACTAAGGTCAATACGTAAATCAGATACAGCATTAGGTAAATTTAGTCGTGGTATAGGTAAGGTTGGTTCTGCTGCTGCTACTGGTTTTGCAGTTGTCGGTGCTGCTGCTGTTGCAGCTGGTGTACAAGCAATACAAACTGCTTCAGACGCTAATGAGGCAGCTGCTGCATTTGATGAAACATTTGGTGTAGCTGCACAACGTACAGGTAAATTTGTAGAAGAATTTGCAAATAAAGCTGGTCTAGCAGATTTTGAATTACAACAATTATTAGCTACTTCTGGTGCAGTTTTACAAGGTATTGATTTTACGGCAGACGCTTCAGCTGATCTATCAATGAATTTAGCTACCTTAGCTGGTGATGTTGCTTCGTTTAGCAACGTTCAAGGTGGTGCAGCACCAGTATTAAAAGCATTTGAAAAAGCACTTTTAGGTGAACGTGAGAGTTTGAAAACTTTTGGTATTGCAATACTAGAAGCAGACGTACAACAACAAGCGTTTATTATGACCGGGAAAACTTCTGCAAAAGAACTTACTAAACAAGAAAAAGCATTAGCAACTTATGAATTGTTATTGCAGAAAACAAAAGTACAACAAGGTGATTTAAATAGAACACAGGATAGTTTTGCAAACATAAGTCGTAAAGTTTCAGCAGAAATTAAAGAAGTTAAAGCAAATCTAGGTGATGAACTACTACCAGTTGCTGCAGACTTAATGCCAGTTATTAGTGAATTGGTTAGTGATCTTGCAGAGGGTTTTGCACCAATAATGAAAGAATTAGCACCGATAATTCAAAGGGTTGTAGATTTATTTCAAGTACTAGCACCAGTATTGTTGCCAATGTTAGAAAATGGTTTTAAGGCATTAGCAAAAGTTTTTGACATAATTGTTAGTGTTATTGAATTTATGGTTGGTAGTTTTACTGAAAGTAATGACGCTTTAGAAGCAGGTAGTGTAATAGCAGAAAAATATGGTGTAAAACTTGACGGTGTTAGTGGTTCATATCAATTAGTTACAGACGCAACAAAAGATTATACAGATAAAGAAAAGATTAAAAATATAGAACAACAACGAAGTGCTGATATGGCAGAACATTACGCAAAAATATATCGTGCACAATTTACACCAGCGATTGTTGACGCAAGAAACGAAATTGAAAAAGAAGATGATATGTTGAAAGAAATGATTACAACAACACGAGAAGCGTCAAGAGTAGCTAAAGAAGAAGCAGAAGCAATACAAAAAGATTTATTACCTAACTTAAATTCTTTATTAAGTGCTAGAGATAGAATTACAGCAATTTTAGATAAAGAAAAATCTGCAACAAAAGCACTACAACGTGCAAAAGAAGATTTAGTAGATATAAATAAATCATTATTAGATATTGATGAAACTATTGCTATGGCTAATGATGATTTAGCAAGTGCCAATCAAGTTGTTAAGGAAAAAGAGGACGCACTAACAAAAGCAAAAGAAAAAGCAAAAGAAGTTACAGCTGAAGAACGTTTGGCAATACTAAGACAAGTTGAAGCAATACAACGTTTGACTGATGAACAAGACGGTAGTGAAATTAAAACACTTGAACTACAACTTGCACAACAACGTTTAAATGAATTACGTGATGAAGCTGTTGGTGCAGACAGAAATGTAGAAGAAGCAGAACGTAATTTAGCAGACGCACAACGTGAAGCAGAAGATGTTGCAAAACGTATTAATGATTTACTAGAACGCAAAGAAGAATTACGTGAAAAAGAAATAGACGCAACAGAAAAAGTTACAGAAGCACAAGACAATCTAAATGATGTTTCAACAAAAAATATTGATGTAATGTTGCAACTTGCTGAAGCTCAAGAAAAATACAATGAAGCATTAGAAAAATTAGCAGACGGCAAGTATGAAATGGCACTTGATAAAATTGCTAAACTTGCTGGTGAAGCTGTTAATAGTGTAAATCAAATTGTAGATCCAGCAACTACATTACCAAACAAAGAAACACCAGTAGAAAAAACTGTAAAAGAAGTACAAAAAGTAGCAAGTCAAGTAACTGGTGATCCAACAAGAGGTGCTGCAAGAATTGCAGGTATGGGTGGTCTAAGTACATTTGGAGAACCAAGTTTAGTGGTCAATTTTAATGGTGCTGTTACAAATCCACAAGACGCAAAAGATGTTGTTGTGCAAGGATTGAAAGAGTTTAATCGTACTGACGGTAATCTAAATAGAATTATAAATATTTCATAATGGCACAACCAACAGTACGTGTTCGCATAGGCTTTACACAAAATACATTTACTTTAGATGATTTAGTGCGTGGTGTATTAGATAGTGCAGAATTAGGTGGTGCAACACCACTATCAGATGTTACAGCTGATGTACAAAGTGTAAGTATAAATCGTGGTAGATCAAGAGATACAGATAGTTTTTTTGCAGGTAGTTGTTCAGTAAGATTACTTAATAACGAACGTAAATACGAAAATACTAATACATCTAGTGTATTTTCACCCGGAATTGAACCAATGATTGCAATACAAATAGACGCAACAACAGACGGTGGTAGTACCTACAAAGATTTATTTGTTGGTTTTGTTACAGATATAAATTTAAGTTATCCAGACAAAAACAACTCTTTTGCTGATTTTGTTGCTTCAGACGCATTTATGAAATTAGCAAACACAAGTTTAATAAATGCTTCATTTAGCAGTACAGATAGTGGAACATTAGTTAATAATGTATTAGACAATGCAAATGTTAAGTTTGGTGCAGATAGAGATATTGAAACAGGTATATCTACAATGCAATCATTAAGTGGACTTAATGAAAATACATTATCAGTTTTACAAAATATTGAACGCAGCGAAAATGGATTATTATTTATGTCTAAAGACGGTAAATTAACTTTTAAATCAAGACATACAACGTTTCCAAGCACACCAGATGCTACATTTAGTGATGACGGTAGTGATATACCTTATTTACGTGTAGATTATATAAATGATGATAATGAGATATTTAACATAGTTTCACTACAAAGAATAAGTGGATCTACGCAAACAGTACAAAATACAGCTTCACAAGGTAAATATCTTATTAGAACTCTTAACAGATCTGGTTTATTAAATAATAGTGATACTGAAGTACTAGACGCTGCCAATTTTTTACTTGGTAAATTTCAAGACGCTTTAATAAGATTTGATAATTTAGTTGTTGATTTAACCGAAGCAACTACTGGTAATCAAAATAGTATATTAGATCGTGAAGTAGGTGATGTGGTTAAAGTAGAACTTACACCACCGGGTAGTGGTAGTCCAGCACAAATAACATCAAATGAGATAATAGACAGTATTAGCTACAATATTACACCAGATATATTTAGTTGTTCATATAAACTATCTAATGCAGATGTACAAGCATTTATGCGATTAGATAACGCATTATTTGGTATATTAGACACAGACAAGTTAGGTTATTAATGACACATAAAGAAAAAATATACAACGAAAGGATAAACTAAAAATATGGCATTATCAGGATTTAAAGAATTTGCAGTAGGTGAAGTCTTAACAGCAGCAGATGTTAATAATTTTCTTATGCAAAATGTTATGGTTTTTGCAGACAGTTCTGCTAGAGATAGTGGTATTGCTTCTGCAAAAAGACAAGAGGGACAATTTGTATTTTTAAAAGATACAAACACTTTACAATTTTATGACGGATCTTCTTTCGTGGATTTTATTGGCGAGGGTGATATTACGGGGATTACTATCACAACAGCAGGCACTTCAGGTTTGTCAGGTGGTGCAGCTGCAACTTCTGGTGCTTTTTCATCAACATTAGTAATATCACCAAATAGTGCTACTTCAGCAACAGTTGCTGGAAGTGATATTGTTTTGATTGGGGACGCAGACGATAGTAATAATTTAAAAAAGACAACAGCACAAGATATTGCTAACCTAGCACCAGCAGGTGTAAGTTTAGGATTAGTATTAGCATTAAGTTAAGAAAGGAATAGAATATGGCAGATACACTTCACTCAGTTCAAGGTGTATTAGGCACTTCTGCTGGTGATATTATAGACGCAGTTCCGTCATCAACAACTGAAACAGTTATTGGTATTTTAATATCTAATGTAAGTGGATCAAGTGCTGATGTAACAGTAGATTTAAGTGTTACTAAATCTGGTGGATCATTAAGACACATTTTAAATGATGTTTCATTACCATTTGGAACAACAATAGAAATAACAACTAAGATCACATTAGAAACAGGCGATAAGTTGCAAGGACTATGTTCAGCAGCTTCAAGTGCAGAATTTAACGTATCATTTCTTAGACAAACCTAAAGGAGTTTTTTATGGCTTACTTAGGTACGCAACCAAATGATGTTAAAAAGAATACAGGTTTATATACACCTAGTGAAATATTACAACTAACCAAAGACGGCAGTTGGGGTGGTAGCTTAGAACTTATTGAGGAACAAACTGCAAGTGGTGTTAGTAGTTTAGAATTTACTTCAATAAAAGAAACTATTTACAATGTTCATTTAATGACTTTTAATAATATAGATTATGGTTCAGGTAGTGATAGGCTAAATGCAAGATATTCAAATGATGGTGGTAGCACTTATGAAAGTGGTAGTGATTATCAAAGAGCACAACAAACAGGTAATACTTCAGGTACTTTTGGAGAGAGTAAAGGCACTTCAGATACTTCTGCAATAGTTTGTAATCTAAGTGATACTTCAACTAATGATACTGCACAAGGATATAATTATTTTTATAACTTAGGGGATAGTGCAAAATTTAGTTTTACCACAATGCACAGTTCAAGTATGAGAGGTGCAAGTCATTATGAATTTAGATTTGGTGGTACAGTTTATGCAGTTGCAGAAACAATAAATGCTATACAAATATTAAGTAATTCAACATCAAACTTTTCAGGCACAGTAAAACTCTATGGAGTAAAACAGATATGAG